GACATCAGCTGATTTGAGTCTCTTGCCGAGCAAGGTGACGAATAGAGAAAACTGACTTACCATCTCGAATACCGATAATCCAGTTCAACATGAGATCTCTGTCCGTTAAAGATGGTATAATAACTCAAATCAGCTAGGTGGTAGTGCGCAGATGTTAATGCGAGATGTCATTCGTGATTATTTGTTCATTACTCTGAAATAAGTTGCCACAAAAACTTAATGAACATGTTGTAAAAAAAGACGTCATAAACGATGTTGGTGAAGTTCGCAACTTGGAAATTCATTAAACCGACTTGATTTACAGACAGCATTTCAGTTGTGGCATTGTCATGCGTTGATGAAGTCAAACTACATAATCCATACGCGCTCCATTGGTTCTCAGACACAGTAACGTTCGCATCGCAAAGTGAAGTGATACTATCAATCTTGATCAAAAGCATACGCAATAGTGAAGTCAGATCGCCAAAGTTAGCATCTACGCCAGAATAAAGATGAGGATATTTGTTTTTGAGAAGACGCACTTTATCGAGACATTCACCAAAAAGCGAGAAACCGTCGTTACGATGTTCAGTATTGTCAGGTTCTTCTTCGACAACGGAACTGTTTCTGTCTTCAGCTTTTTCCAACTCATCAATCGCTTCGTTCAACCGAGTAGTTTTCTCAACGATCACTTTATTCGCTTCTTGCAATTTCGCTTCAAACGCATCTCTTTCAGTTTTAACTTCATCTTTCTCTTTCACCAGTTCAGAATAAGCGTCGTCAAGTTGTTTCAAGCTGATAGTCAAACGATCACTTTGTTCTCTCAAATTCAAAATTTCTTCATTGTTTTGGATGATGCAAGCTTCGTTGTGTTTGATGGCATTTAAAAGTTGACCATTTTCTTCTGATAAGCGTGTCATTTCGACTTTCAATTTGTGAGCTTCGCCTGTTTCATCAGAGTATCGTCTTGCAAATTCGATCAACTTAGCATTCGTGACAAAATCTTCGTATGTCATGTTTTTGATCACATCATTAAGAGCAATGGAAGAAGTCTTTTCGACATCGCATTCTGTTCTTTCAACTACGTCGGCCCATGAACGTTGCTGTTCTTGAACTTCTAGTGTTTTTGACGTTGATGTTTGTTGCTTTTGAGAGTCGAATTTGATCAATGCCTTAATTTCGTTTTCTACACGCTTGTTGTCAGTTTCAGAATCTTCCGTAGATGTGGCGTTGGGAGGAATAAACTCTTTAATGTCATCAGACAAATCATCAACTGTCATCAACACACGTTTTTGAACGTCAACTTCATCTTCAATGACGTGATTAATGAGGGTGCAACTGATGGAATCGTAGAAGCATTTGATAACATTGAAAGCTACTGAAAACATATCACCATGGTTGACCAGATCAGTTGTGAAAACTTGAACAATTGAAGCTTGCATTACAAATTTATTCAGATAAGAAAACAGCAAGAAGTACAATTGGGTTGTGTCAAAAAGAATGTTAACGGGATTGACCATCAGGATGACGTGATTTGATCCAAACAAGTTCTTTTTCTTATCATCGTCAAGTTCAGATTTCGAAGGGACAGTTCCAATCATGAAATGAGTGCCGTTTGCCAGTGAACCAAAACGTTCGTTCATGTCATTAATTTTGTTGATCAGAAGTTGTGAATTTGGTTGAGCATCGATAAATTGAAGTACGTTCTCACTTTGTTCAGAAAACTTGTTGTTTGATACGATAAAGAGAGAAGATTCCGCGTTTGAAGAGTCAAGTTCAATGTCTTCAAAATGTGCAAGTTTCAAAGTTCCGAAATGGTTGACAATTTCAGTGAGATGAGGGATCAAAATGTTACTTGGCCAAAAACTAAATTTGATCATTCTTTTGTGAAGAGAAGTCAAACTCGGAATGTCGGAAGGGGAAAAGCAGATTTTCAAGTTGCTCAAATCATCAAATTCTAATTCAGAGTCGGTGATGATCACATTTGAAGACGCGTTGTAAAGAGAAGTCATGAATTCTTTCGATTTCGGTTTGAAAACATTTGAATCAAGGAAAGTGAAAGCTTTATCTTTCATCATCATCTTAAATTCAGAATCATCATTTTGAACGTTCTTTTTCTGGAATACGACAAACAGTTTATTTCCGGTGTACAAAGTAGCAGAAACGTTAGATTGGGGAGAATTTGGATGACACAGTACAAAACCTTTCCAATCATTCAAATCTTTCAATTTCAGTTGACAGGTTGCATTCACTACTAAAGATGGAAGGATAGTTTGAGTTTTGGACAGATTGAGTACGTCAGTGTTTGGTTTCATAAGCACAGAAGCATTTGGCGCTGCGGAAATCAAGTTGTGGAGCAGTTTCGTATCATTTGAATTCTCGGCAACTGTAGATGAAGAAGAAATTTTGTTAGACGGACGGGCGTAACGTTTGGTAATGACGGAGCTTTCTGAAGAAGAAGAAGCGTTCGCAACAGGTTCGAGTGGTTGGGATGGAGTGTTCTCGACTTCATTGTTGACAGAGGTGTTAGTGGTGACTCGTCTTTGCAATCGTTTTTTCAGCATGGCTATGTTCGTGAGGTTGGTAGACATCGTTGTTTTCTGGGTGTGAGATTCTGTTAAACTCGTTCTCAGGTTCGCAATGGATAACAGTATCTCAGACTCAAAAAACTT